TACCATTTTACGATTTATGTTTGAATCCTATAACTATGTGGAAAGATAGCAGAAGAGATTTAACAAGGGAACAGTTAAGAGCTAATAGAGAACAACGAATAATAAGAGAAAATGCAAAAAAGACTATTTAAAATCCTTACGTTAACTGATTTATTAATAACTGAAATTGATGAACCAAGTTTAACAGCAAGAAACGAAACAAAAGAGTTTTTAGAAGCTTTACAAAAAGTTCAAGAATTAGGTTTGCCAATTTTAGATCAATTCTATACTAATAAACAAGTTTCAACAACTACTTTTTTCAATTTAATGGGGCAAAAAATTGAATATATTTTTAAAAAAGAATTTGATAAAATAAAAAATTATGGAAAATTACATTGAGCAAGTTAAAGAAGCAAAAAGAAACAGATTTCTAATGTGTTATTCTTATGCAGTAGGTTGGTTGAAATATAAAACTAAATTTACATCAGAAGATTTAATTGAAGATTATGAAAAAACAGGCGCACCAATTCCAGAAGAAAAACGAGTTTGGGGAGCAGTTATAAGAGAAATGAAAAAAAGTAAATTAATTAGTCATTTTGGATTTGATATTTATAAAAATCCTAAAGGTCATAAAAAACCAATCAACGTATGGAAAGTAAGTTAATTAAAAAGTATGAAAGTAGATCTATTAAACATTTGCTAAATACAGCAACAACGCATTTTAATAGATTTATAAGGCAAAGAGATGCGCCTGATGGTTATGGACATTGTATTTCGAGCGGTCAAAGATTGAGAGTTCCAAGTGATAGCGCACAAGCTGGACATTTTTATTCTGGTGGTAAGTATCCACAATTAAAATTTAACGAAGATAACGTACATCTACAAGGTAAATCAGATAACTATTTTAACGGTGGCAATCTTTTAGAATATAGAAAAAATCTAATAGAAAAAATAGGCATTGAAAGAGTTGAAAAATTAGATGAATTAGCAGCAAATAAGAAGCGTTTTAAATGGGATAGAATTTTTTTAATTGAAATAATAGAAAAATATAAAAAAATAAATAAGAATGCAAAGTAAAAAATTATCAATAATTGAAGCAGTTTCAAATACAATTATCGGATTGGTAACTTCTTTTGCAATTCAACTAATAATTTACCCTTTTCTAAATATTGAAGTTTCAATTAGTCAAAATATTTTAATAACATTTATATTTTTCATTGCTTCAATTATTAGAGGATATTTAGTTCGTAGATTGTTTAATAAAATTAAAAATATTTAAAATGAAAAGAGGAGGTAAAAGAGCAGGAGCTGGAAGGAAATTAATTTATGGAGAACCAACTATACAAATTGGTTTCAAAGTTCCTAAAAGCAAATCAAAAGAATTTAAAGAATTTTGTAAAAATAAATTAAAAGAGTATGTTTTATTTACTATAAATTAGTATATTTGTAGAATGTGAGTAGTAGCACAGTTAACTAATTTTTACAAAGCCTCTTTTGATTCAGTCTACTACCTGATGATAAAGGGGTTTTTTATTACCAAATGAAACCAACAAAAAGAAAAGCTTTTAATTTTCTACGGAGTTACTTTGACGTGTTAAATGAGCTGAAAGACAAAGATGATAAACTTAATTTTTTACTTTCAATAATAAATAAACAATTTTTAGACGAAGATCCAAAAGACTTGAATTTTATAGTAAATCTATGTTATGAAAGTCAAAGGCATTCAATAGAAAGTAGTGTAAAAGGTTGGAAACGTGCAAGTAAAACTGATTTAATAGGGAACAATCTATACACCCCCCCGACCCCCAAGGGGTTAGACCCCCCGACCCCCAAGCAGGAAGAAGAAGAGAAAGATAAAGAAGAAGAGAAAGAGAAACAAGTTATATATACAGAAAATGATTTTTTAAAACGTTGGAAAGATGCAAGATTGTACTATGATAAAAAACCAACTAATATAACTAAATTGATTCAATCTGAAAAAGTTAATTTTAATTATATTGTAAAAAATTATACACCTAAACAAATAGATGAAGCAATATCTGGATTGTTTTTTCAAGATACTTATAAAAGCACAAGATTAAGACCAACACACTTTCTGGAGTTAGAACACTTTGAAAAATATTTAACGTGTTTTGAAACAAAAGAAAAACTGTTTACTAATAATATTAAAAAAGTTGAGAGATTATGACACCATACCAAACAATTGAAAATTTAAAAAAAGAAGTTGCTAATTTAAAATATGAACTTAAATATTCAAAGAATAAACAAAAAGATGCTAAACGTATAAATACTATTATAACTGTTTTAAATGAGTTTGATGATATGTTATTACATAAATATAAAACAGATGCTGTAAATCGTCTTATTTACGGTTTAATACTTGAATATTATAAACGTTATAATGTTGGAAGTGGTGGAGAAATTCCTTTGTATAAAATGATAGATGAAATTGATAATACTTTAGCATATGATGCAGAATATAAAAAACTTGAAATAATAAGCCAATTAAAAACAAATTATATTTCTAATTTAATTAAAAAGAATGAAATTGAATTATGGAATTTTGAATATCCTGACTTTGAATTCATGTTATCTGATTTATTAACTCAATTTAAAACCACCTTAAAATGGAATTTGTAAATTTAGATGATTTAGAAGAAAAAACAGGAAAGGAATTATATAAAGATTGCTTTGTTAATTTAGATCGTAAATTAAAAGACCAAGATATATTAATATATTATGGATATGATGATCAAAATAGAAGAGTAGGAGCGTTAACAAGAGGCGAATATAGTTGCATTGTTGCACCTGCTAAAAATAAGAAATCTTTTAATAAATCTTTAATTGTTGCTGCTTATGTTGGTGGAGATGCTACAAGTTATTCAAATCATATAGTAGGAAATAGAAAAAATGAAGGTTATATAATTGATTTAGATACCGAACAAGGTGAGTTTTACGCTCAAAAGACATTTCAAAGAGTTGAAAGAATTGTTGGAAACCGCTATAAAAATTATATTCCTTTAGAAAGTAGAAAAAAATCAGTAGAAGAACGTATAAAATTAATAGAATGGCTTATAAATGAAAGTGAATTTAAAGGTAAAATAGATTTATTAATAGTAGATGGAATAGCTGATTTAGTTCATAACACTAATGACATTGAGAGCGGGGCTAAGTTAGCTGAAAAGATGTTAAAATGGACTGGTGAAGGAGATTTACATATGTGTTTAATTATTCATAAAGTTGCTGGAGCTGATAAAGCAAGAGGTCATTTAGGGACAGCAGTCACAATTAAAGCTGAAACTATTATATTTATGGATAGTTTAGTGGATGATTCAGGAAAAATAATAAATCATAATACAGTTAAAATAAGATGTGGTTATGTTAGAGGTATGAAATTCGAAGATTTTTATCTAAGCATAAATAAGGAAGGATTGCCATTTACGCACGATGAAGAAATTATAAATAAAAATGATGTTCCTTTTTAAAAGAAATAGTTTTTTTATTCAAAATAAATAAGTATATTTGATAAACATTAAAAATTATGGAAGAAAAAATAACATTAGAACTGGTAAAAAAAGATATTGAGAGATATTTTAATATTGAAGATATTGGAATTAAAAGCAGAGAAAGAAATTTAGTAATGTACCGTAGATTATACTATACTATAAGTAGAAAATATACTTCAGAAAGTTTAGCAAATATAGGCATAAATGTAAATAGAGATCATTCAAGCGTTATAAATGGCTTAAATAAGTATAATGAATTAATTTTATATTTTAATAATGTTTCAGATTGTTATAAATTATTAAAAGAAAAATATAATAGCATTAAATTAAAACATAATAAAATTGATATTGAAATTCGCTTTTGTGATCTTTTAAATAATAAGATTTTAACCAGAAAACAAATTGAATTACAGTTAAATTAACACAAAACATTATGAAAAAATTTAATATAAATGACAGTATTTACATACAAATTACAAAAGAAGGTTGGGATCACTTGCGCTTAACTGTGGGATTAGATTATATAAAACATTGTATTAAACCTTATGAAGTTATAATAGACAATTGTGTATGGTTTAAACTACAAGCCCACAGTGTGTTTGAATTACTACCTATAAATTTTGGAGGGCAACCAACTTATAGTACAAATATAATGTTTGATGAAAAAGACCTAAAATAGTTATTTTTTATGTACATAGTTGTTTACTGTTTTCTAAAATATATAAAACAGATTTTAACAATTTAAAAATAACATTATGGATATAAACATAGAAATATTTAAGATAACAACATTTGCACTTTTGATAATAGGACTTGCTATAATTATCGTAAAAGTAAAACAAAGATTAAAAAAGTAGTATATAGTTACCAACTGATTTGTATAACTTTTAGTTGCGATTAATTAAATAAACAAAATAAATATGGAACAAGACAAGAAAATATTATTAGAATGGGCAACGACTTATGGAGAAGATAAAGACGATGTTAGAGCAGCAATGTATGGTGAAGATTTAATGATTGAATTTGCTAAATATTACCATACCGAGCAATTAAAGTTATGCGAAGTTAGTTATCAGTTTAATGAAAAACACACAGCTAACCACGATAGAAAAAAATGTAACTGCCAAGAATTAGCCTTTAAAGTAGATAGTTTGAAAATAGAGAACGATCCAGAAGCTGAACAACACTTAATAAATGATAGATTAGTGTGTTACTTCAAGCATTAAATTACTGCTAACTTAATAGTATATGAAAAGTGTTATATAAAACCCTTTTAACGTCAAAAATAGCTTAAATGTACGTTTATGTACAAATAAGTATAATTTATAGCACTTATTATAACATTTTTTATATACATAGTTATTATTAGTTAAAGACAAAAATAAAACAAATATGAAAGATTTAAACGAACAAATAGAAGTTATTATAGCAAACTTAGTAAACATCAAACTGCAATGATTGGTCGCCTTTTTTTTAATAATTGTTACCAACTAAATACGATAAACAAAGTGCGAATATTAACAAAATAAACTTAATAAAAATGAAAGAAGTAAGAATTACAACATTGATTTTCTTTTGGGGATTTATACTATCATCTGAAATTATAAAAAATAATTATTTGCAAGCAATATCTCTATTTGTTGGAATTTTTTATGGTTGTATATATATTTATTTAATAGTAAAAAAATAAGCATTTTGTTTAATGAGAGTTATTAAACGTTTTAATTTTAATATCATAAATATGGAAAAAGCAATACCACACATCGGAAGATTTGCAATAACATTTGCAGCTGTAATGGCATTAACACATAATCAGGAAGTTTTAGGAATTACATTATTATTAGTAAGAATTTCATTAATTTTCACCAAAAAAAATTAATATGTTTTATAACGTTTAGTATATGGAAAGTAGGGGATTAAAAGAAAACAAGCCAAGTGAGTGTGGTGGCACTTCTTTAATGAAATACACGTTTGTTAATCACACAGACCCCTTATTTTTTATATACATTGTTGGTTACTGTTTAACGATTAAAAAATAAATACATTATGAAGAAATCTAAAAGACCTAAAACAAGCACAGAATTTAAAACAAATAATATAAGTACTGATACTATTGTGGTTATGGTAATAATATGGTTAATAACACTATTGTTTATAGGTGTTAGTTAAATTGTTACCAACGTTAAAATATATAATTAGTTAAACCGATTAAATAAAATAAAATGAGAATATATAATATAATTACAATAGTAAAAGAACATAGTAAAGCCAAAGAGCAAGTTAAAAAAGATACTGTAATATTAGCCGATAATGATGATTTAGATGAATTTATACAAATGATGTATGGATGTTGGTTTGATGTAATTAGCTTTGAATACGAAGAGGCTAATATGGTACATATAAGCAAGAACTATATAAAACAAGAAGCATTGAAAGTAATGGAAGTAAGGTTTAATTAATTATATATAGTGTTGTAAAATCGTTTTAATGTTTTACAACTGATTAGTACATAAAATAGTAACGGGTTAAAAAACTAAAAACATTATGAGTGAACTAAGAAAAAAACAAAAAGAAGTTAAAGAACTTATTATAAATGAATATAGTATTGTTGTTAGCCAAAAGTGGTTTAATAAGTACGTATATCATTATGCAAAATGCACACCTTTAGAAAATATAACAATGTATGAAGCATTAGACCGTATAATTAATGACCCTTCTTCTTTTGTTTTTTTTATATATGGTATGAGAGCTGAATTTGTAAATAAGAAAATGAAGTAGTTATTTTTTATGTACATAGTTATATGGCAAAGCGAACAGTTAAATTTTAATATCGTAAAAATGAATAGATTTAGTATAAAATATTTAGACAAAATAAAAAAGATTGATGGTTATTACTTGAGATTTAAAGTAAACTTTAATGGTGAAGAAACCATAACAGAAGAAAAAGAAACTGCAAGATTGAGAAAATTTAATTGCATATAACTTTAGCAGTATATGAGTAGAAAAAGTTTTAAAAATGCAAATGGCGATAGCCAAATATTTATAACAATATGAAAGGATATATTTACAGCGACCAAATACCGATGTTTGGACACAAAGACATAATTGGTTATGGAACTAAAGATTTTTATGTTATTGAAATACCTAAACAAATAAGCAAAGACATAATTATAAAAAACCATTATTCTCATAAAGTTTGTAATGATGCAACAACACATATACATTTAGGATGTTATATTGACGGTGAATTACTTGGTGTTTTACAGTTTGGCTATGCTATGAACCCTCAAAGTTGTGATTCTGTTGTAACTGGAACTGAATTAAATCAATATAAAGAACTTAATAGAATGTGGTTTGATGATAAAGCAGAAAAAAACACAGAAAGTAAAGCAATAAGTTATAGCATAAAATATATTAAAGGTAAATATAAGACTGTTAAATGGATTCAGAGTTTTGCTGATGAACGTTGTGGTTGTTTAGGAATAGTTTATCAAGCTGCTAATTTCAGTTATTTTGGTGAACATACAAGTGTTTTTTGGAATTTTGAGGGAGAAATATATCACAATAGTAGAATAACAAACGGGAAAAGAAATAAAAAATCAGAGTTGGAACAAAGAGGTTTTAATGAAAAAGCTGTAAAAGAAGAATTAAGACAATTTAGATACATATACTTTTTAGATAAAAGTTGGAAACAAAAGTGTACTAAAAAAGAACAACCTTATTTAAAGCATTACAATAATGATTAAGTAATTAAAAAAGCGCAAAGGCGAAAACTTTTTTTACTTATATGCGCTGTTGGTTGCCCGATAGGGTTTATAGTTTTTGGCTATCATTTACAGATAAACGGTTTGAGAATCATCAGCCAAAAATTACAACCAACGCATACTAATAAAATAAGTTTTAATTAAATAAACAACAAACAATGAAAGATTTAAAAGAAATAGTAAAAAGATTAGATAGTTTAGGTACTGAACTTTATAATAGGTTTGGAAGTGATAGTTATTTGCTAAGATGTGATTTACACGACATAAAAGCTGACTTACTTAAAATTGATTTTATTAGTAGTTCTAAAGTAGTTTTAACAGAAACACAAGATAATTGTTTAGAGTTAAGAAAAGAGATTTTAGAATTTATGGAAGCTAATAATTACTTTATAAGCACATTAAAAACCAAAAAAAATGCGATAGGTATCGTAGATAGTTACCTAAAGAATTACAAAGGTTAATATTACGTGAACTACGGATATAAAACACATAAAAACACATAACTACTTAATAATCAACGATAAATAGTTCCAAACTAAAAATGAAAGACTATTCGATTTTGTACATAAAAAAATGGAAAATAAAAGGCTTTGATGACTATTATTTTACAACTGATAAAAAACTTTTTAATTATCGAACTAATAGGTTTTCAAAAAAAAGAGTAAAGAAATATTCAATAGGATATACTTTAAACGGAAAATTTTATATTTTAAAGAAATTAAAAGAATTAACTTCATTAATTGAATATAAAAATTATGATTTGTCAGATCATAACTCAGTTAGAAGGCTGTATGAATTTTTATCAAAAGCATCTTAGTTTTAACTAAAAAAATGTAACTTTGAAATAAAATAGTTTTTTTGCTAAATTTTAACTATATTTACACATTAACTATATTAATGGCAGGTAAATTAGGAAATAAAAATGCGGAATGGTTAACAGAAGAAGAAGCTTTGTCTATATTAGATAGGGCTTTTGGTGTTGTTTCTAACGACTGTTACTTCTTATCTGATGTTGCTGATAAATGCGATACTTATAGAGAACAGTTTAATTATATTGCTAATAAATTTAAAGATGATAAAATCGTTTTTAACGCTATAAAAAGACTTACTAATAAATGTGAATCAATTGTTGTTGATAAAACAGCTAAAGGAGATATAAATGTAGCATTAGGCATATTTGTATTAAAATCTTATCACGGTTTAATAGAAACGTCTAAAATGCAACACGAAGGAGGTGATACTGATAAGCCAGTAACTATTATTAATTTAGGTAATGGAGTTAAACCAAATGAATGAAACTATTACCAAAACAAGAACACGCAGTTTATTATTTAAAAGATAATACAACAAAAGAATTAGTTTATGGAGGTGCTGCTGGAGGAGGTAAGAGTGCTTTAGAAGTATTAAAGTTAATTGAAAATTGTTATTTATATCCTGGTTCAAGATGGTTACTTGGAAGGGCTAAATTGAAATCATTAAAAGAAACCACATTAAATACGTTCTTTGAATTAACATCTAAATTAGGGATATCGAATCAATTTAACTATAATTCTCAAAGTAATGTTATTACGTTTGATAATGGTAGTGAGATACTTTTAAAAGACTTATTTTTATATCCAAGTGATCCAAACTTTGATAGTTTAGGTTCTTTAGAGATAACAGGAGCTTTTATAGATGAGTGTAATCAATGCGTTTATAAGGCTTGGCAAATAGTATTAAGTAGATGTAGATACTTACTTACAAAGTGGGATATTCACGGAGAGGAAACTAAAAGTATGAAAGTACTTAAAGTAAATTTTGAGGGAATACCTATTTTATGGTTAAACTCTAAAGGTGAAGAAACTCCTGGATTAATACCAAAGATTGTTGGAACTTGCAACCCTACAAAGGGATGGGTTTATAAAGAGTTTTACAAGCCCGATAGAGATGGTACATTGCCAAATCATAGAAAGTTTATAAAGGCATTACCAACAGATAATCCATACTTACCAAAGAGTTATTTAGATTCTTTATTAAGTTTAGATAAGAATAGTAAGGAGCGTTTATACTATGGTAATTGGGAACATGATAATGATCCAGCAACATTAATAGATACTGATAGTATTGCAGATTATTTTGGAGCTGATCACGTTAAAGCAGAAGGTGATAAGTATATGACTATTGATGTAGCACGAAAAGGAAAAGATAATACAGTATTTAGAGTTTGGCACGGTTGGAAAGTTATACATAGATACGCAATTGATAAGAGTGGTTTAGATGAAGTAGTTAGAAAGGCTAAACAATTACAAGGAAAATATAACATACCTTTAAGTCATATAATAGCGGATGAAGATGGAGTTGGTGGTGGTGTGGTTGATTTCTTAAAGTGTAAAGGTTTTGTAAACGGTTCAAGAGCTTTAAATGATGAGAATTTTAACAACCTAAAGAGCCAATGCGGTTATAAAATGGCTCAAAAGATAGTTAATAGAGAAGTAGGTGAAATAGTAGTTGAAAGTGAAGTTATTACTATTACAAGTGAAGAAATGGAACAGGTTAAGCAAAAGGACATTGATAAGGATGGTAAGATTGCTTTAGTTAGTAAAGATATAGTTAAACAAATGATAGGAAGATCACCAGATGAGTGGGATAGTATAATGATGAGATACTGGTTTGAATTAACACCAAAAATGTTTATGTTTTAAAAATGGCAAATATATTTAGTAGATTATTCAAAAATCCTAATATTAATAAATTCAATCAATCGTTTTTATTTAATTGGGGTGGAGAAAATACAACATACGATACAGACGCACCAACATATTTAGATAGTGGATATAACTATAATAGTGTTGTATTTTCTGTTATTAACCAACAAGCAACTAAAACAGCATCAATCCCTTATTATATACGTAAAATAAAGGATAAAGGAGCAAAGAATAAATTAAATATTCTAACTAACGCTACTAAGAACAATCTAACACCACAGCAACAAGTTAAAAAGGCTATTTTAGAGAATAAAGCGTATGAAGATAATGAATTAGTAATGCCTTTAGAAAGACCTAATGCTACTCAAAGCTGGTCTGAATTTCACGCTTTATATAAGACCTTTTACGCATTAACTGGTAACGTTTATATTTATATGTTAATGCCAGAGGATGGAATGAATAGTGGTATTCCTATTGCTATTTATCTATTGCCTTCTCATTTAATGAAGATAGTATTGAAAAAAGATACTTCTTTGTTGGGTGTTGAAAGTCCAATTAAAGGATATATGTTAATTGAAGGCAAACAATATATAGAATTTGAAGCCGATAAGATAATTCATATTAAAACATCTAATCCTAACTATGATGAAAATGGTGAACATTTATATGGTCAAAGCAGATTAAAAGCAGCTTTAAGGAACTTGCAAAGTTCTAATAAGGCAATTGACCTTAATATTAAAACATTGCAATCTGGTGGTGCTTTTGGATTTATTCACGGTAAAACAATTGCTTTTACTCCAGAACAAGCAAAAGAGGTTAAGGAGCGTTTAAAAGAAATGAATAGTAGCACAGAAGATTTAGCAAAGATTGCTGGATTAAGTGCTGAGGTTGCTTTTACAAGAGTTAATTTAACTACTGACGAACTAAAGCCTTTTGACTTTCTTAAATACGATCAAAAACAAATATGTAATGTTTTAGGATGGTCTGACGCTTTATTAAATAATGATGATGGAGGAAAATATGATAAGCAATTACAAGAGCAAAAAAGGGTTGTAGTAGATAATATACAACCAGATTTAATACCGTTACAACAGGCTTTTAATAAGTATTTCTTGCCTAAATTTAAAGGTTATAAAAATACTGAATTAGTTTATGATATAAGTGAATTACCAGAGATGCAACAAGATACTAAAACAATGGTGGATTGGTGTATTTTACTTTTAGATAGAGGTGTTTTAAATAGAAATGAAGTTAGAGATATTGTAACATTTGATAAGATTGAAGATGCTAATATGGAAATTTACACAGTTGCAGCCGATCTATTAACATTAAGTGAAGCGATTGAAAGTGATTTTAATATAGAGCCACCTATTAATGGCTAATATTACTAAATACAGGCAAAAGTGGCTTAAATACCATAATAGTTATGAGAAAAGAGCTTATAAGGAATTAAGAAAGGTATTTAAGAAATGGAATAATACAATTATAAATATTGAATTTAAAGAAAGTGATATTAAAAGCCAATTATTAAGCTCAATAAGTTCAGAAGATATGTATCAAGCATATTTCGCTATTTATTACGGAATTGGTTTAATTCACGGTCAAAGAGTAGGAAAGTTCATTAACATAGAATTAGAAAAGTCATTTACATTAGCTGATTTTATAGCTTTGTTTGAACGTAATTTACCAATGTTTTTAAGAAATTACGGAATAACAAGAATACAACAAGTTCATCAATCATATTTAGATGATGTTTTTGAGTTGTTTAATGAAAGGTTATTAAACGGTAAAACATTAAAAGAAACAACTGATGAAGTGTTTGGATTGTTACGTTCACCACGTTTCTATAAATGGCAAGCCGAAAGGATTGCAAGAACTGAAACAACAGGAGCAGCAAACTATGCAGCAACCCAAAGCGGTAACGTTAGCGGTTTTGTAATGGAGAAGCAATGGATAAGTGCAACAGATGCAAGAACAAGAAGAAAGCCAAAAGCAAACTTTGACCATTTAGAAATGAACGGTAAAAGAGTAGGTTTAAAAGATGATTTTATCTTTAATCCTAATAGTTTAAGAGCTGATGCTTTAGGTTATCCAGGAGACCCAAAAGGATTAGCAGGAAATGTAATTAATTGTAGATGTACGGTTGCAGTAGTACCGAAAAGAGATAAAAAAGGAAATTTAATAAGAATATAATAATATGGAATTTAAGCAAATAAGTTACGATTTAAAAGAACTTGACGAAGCAAAAGGAGTTGTTATAGCGTACGCTAATGCTTATGACTTTAAAGATAGTGATGGCGATATTTCGGCACAAGGTAGTTTTGATAAAACAGTTAGCGAAAACTTTAAACGTATTCGCGTACTAAAAGATCATAACCCTACTATGATGATAGGTGTCCCATTGTCTATTGACACAAAAGATAGTTACGGTTTGTTAACTACATCTCAATTTAATATGAATAAGCCTTTAGGAAAGGATATGTTCACTGATGTTAAATTAATGCACGAGAACGGTTTAAATGCTGAATTAAGCATAGGTTACCAAGTATTGGCAAGAGATCAAAAAAACAAAGCTATTATTAAAGAGTATAAATTAATGGAATACTCATTTCTTTCAAGTTGGGCTGCTAATGAATTAAGTACAGTTCAAGGGATAAAAGGAATAAAAGGACATTATGGAATAATGGAATTGATAGAAAAAAGCTACAATTTAGATTATTCAGACGAAAGATTAAAACAAATAGAAACAATATTAAAAGCACTTAGCAATAAAGAGCCGTTAGAAACTAACACTCCTAAGATTGAGCCGCTAACAGATAATCAAATTATTAACGAATTTATTAAAACATTAAAATAATGGAATTAAAAGAACAATTAGAGGCTTTAACCGTAAAATTAGAAGGTAAGTCTAAAGAAGAAGTAAAAACTGCTATTGAAGCGTTTGAAACTAAAAATAAAGAATCAATTGATTTAGCTGTAAAAGCTGTTCAAGATGAAATGCAAACAAAATTAGATGCTATTCAAGCACACGCTGATAAATTAGATGTGAAGCTACAAGAGAAATCTAAAAAAGAATTATCTAAAGGTGATGCTATAAAAGCTGCAATTACTGAAAATATTGATAAAATAAAATCGGTAAAAAAAGGTGCTGCTGTTGAAATTAAAGCAGTTGGAGATATGGGTACTGCTAATCTTACTGGTGATGCTCCAAGAGATTACAACTTTGATGTAGTTACTTTTCCTAATCAAAAAGTTAACGTTTCTGATTTAGTTGGCAATGTAATGATTGAGGGCGGAACTTATACGTTCACACGTGAGGTTGTAGGTGAAGGATCTATTTCAACACAAACAGAAGGAAGTTCTAAAACTCAAATTGATTACGATTTCTTAAATGTTGATGTTAGTACTGATTTCTTAGCTGGGTTTGCTCGTTATTCTAAGAAAATGAAAAATAACCTTCCTTACTTAGAATCTTTTGTGCCTAAAGTATTGAGAAGAGATTATGCAAAGGCTGAAAATGCTAATTTTAACGCTCGTTTAATTGCTGAGGCTACGGCATCTACTGAAATTATCACAGGACAAAATAAAGTTGAAATGCTTATTGCTGAAATAGCTAAATTAGATGGTTTAGATAGAGATGTTAATGCTATCGTAATGACACCAGCAGATTATTGGGACATTTTAGTTACTGAAAAATCAACAGGAGCTGGATATGGTTTACCTGGTATTGTTTCTTTAGATGGTGGAGTATTAAGAATTAATGGGATTCCTTTATTAAAAGCTACTTGGGTAACTGCTAATAAGTACTTTGTTGCTGACTGGTCACGTATCAATAAAATAACAACAGAAGGACTTTCTTTAGATTTTAGTGAAGAAGAAGGTACAAACTTTGTTAAAAATCAAATTACTGCAAGAATTGAAGCACAAGTTGCTTTAGCTGTTGAAGATAAATTGAGTATTGTTTACGGTGACTTTACTGCTGTATAGTAATTAATAATTAAACCACCTCATTAATTTGGGGTGGTTATTAAACAAATAATATGAAAGTAATAAAAGAATTTTACTGTATTCAAGAACAGAAAACTTATAAAGTAAGTGAAGAATACAAAGGTAAAAGAACAGATTTAAAAGATTATTTAGAACAACCTAAGAAAGTAATTAAAAGTAAATAAAAAATAATGGCATACTTAGATATCATACCGTTAGCAGATGCAAAAGTCTATTTAAGAATAGATGATACATTGACAGAGGATGACGCTCAAATTACGAGAATGATTAAAGGTGCATTATCTTTTGTTGAAACTTGGACTAATCATATATTATATGCAAGAGATAAAGAATATAGGTTAATAAATGGTTGTGTAAGCGTATATGATTATCCTATTAATAGTGAAGTTACAGCCGATTTAGAAAGCGAAAATAAGACTTTATATACAAACTATACATTAGGTACAACTAATGATTTAATAACGTTAAATGTAGGTTATGTAAATGTAGCTGATGTGCCACAAGAACTTATAGAAGTTGCTTTTGAAATAATTGAATTAATGTATTACGAAAAAGAAACTAATAAAAGTCATTTAAATAACTTAGATAGCTTATCAACAATAATATTAAACCAATATAAAAGATTTATATTATAATGCGTTCAAGAGCCTTTAATAAAAGAATTGATATATATGAAAGTACTGATGTTGCTGATGGCTTCGGGGGTAATACAGTTACAAATGTATTAGTTACTTCAAGTTGGGCAGATATTAAGCACGTAAATATAAATAGTAATTTAAGTACAGAATTAGGGATTTTAGCAGCAAGTAATAGCATTAGTTTAACAATGCGTAAAAGAAACGATATTACAATAGATTTAGAAACAATGTTTATTATGTATCGAGGTGAAAAATACGCTATAAAATCATTTCCTGCAAATGTTAATTTTGAAGATAACGTTATTAAAATGATATGTTCTAAATAATGGTAAGTATTAAAGTTTCAAATATAAAAGGAATTACAGCCGCTTTTGAGAAGTACGGAGAAGATGCTGTAAAAGAATTGAGTGAGATAACTCAAATAAGAGCGCAGGAAATAGAAGCAGATGCTAAAAATAATGCGTCTATAAAAGGTGTTTGGGATAAAGGAGATTTAGCACAAAATATAAGATCATCAGCTATAATAAATGAAAAAGGTTTAGGTTGGACTGTTGGAGCTTATATGCCTTATTCAGCTTATCACGAATTTGGAACTGGTGGTTTAGTTAAAATACCTCAAGGATGGGAGCAAATGGCGGCACAATTTAAAGGTAAAGGAATAAGATTAATAAATATAATAGCACGTCCTTTTATGTATCCTGCTTTTGTAAAAGGTAGAAACCAATATAAAAAAGACATTAAAGAATCATTAAAACATTTAAATAAAAAATTTAATAATGGTTAAAGCGTTACCGGACAAATGGATTAGAAAAGCTATTTATACATCTATAAATAATATAACTGTTGATGGTGTTGTTATACCTTGCTTTGATTATAGATATACAGGTAAAAGCAAAGATAATTATATAATACTAAGCACTCAATCCAATGAAGTAGATAAGAGCATTAAATGCGGTTATAGATGGGAAAGTAGTATTTTAATAGATATTATTACAAAGTATGATTTAGGAGGTAATACAGGAAGCCGAGAATTTGCTGATAACATTTTAGATAAAGTAAGAGAATTAACAGATAATTTAACTTTAGATATTGCAAGTGGTTTAGAAATAGTAACACAAAGACAATCGTTCCCTAATGATTTGGAAAGCGAAAATACAAATCAAATAATATTTAGAAAGTTTATAAGAATCGAATTTTTAATTAATTAATATAAAAACAGAAACAAATGAGTAATTTTATTAAAGGTGAAAACCTAATTTTGTACATTCACGATGGCTCTATTTATAGACCTATTGCGTGTCTTACTTCAAATAGTTTAAGTCAAACCTTAAACATTATTGAAAGCCAAACTAAATGCGATCCTGGAGTTGTTATTAAAGACGCTGGAACTATGAGTTATGAAATATCTGCAGAGGGTCAATATATAGACACTACTTCTGTAGGTGCTCAAGTAACAAAAGCATCACACGATTATTTATATACCGTAATGGGAACGACTGTTACTTGGAAAATGGATAGTGGTTTAACAACTATGGTCGCTTATTATGGTAGTGCTGTTGTAGGTGATTTAAGTTTAGATGCTGCAGCTGGTGATGAAATGGCTACTTTTAGTTGTACTTTAGCAGGTAGTGGTGCAATTGTAATAGTTGATCCAATAGTATAATTTTAAAGCAAAAGAAATGAATAAAAAAGAAATAGAATTAAAAATAAACGATATAGTTTTAAAATGCTCATTTGGTTTAGGTTTTTTAGGTGAACTATTAGAAAATTTAGATTTATCAGTATTTGATATTGGGGAAAAGTTAGACAAAAACCCTTTTAAATGGATACCTGTATTAATGTATGAAAGTGCAAAATACACAAATGAAGATTTAGATTTAACTAAAGACGAATTAATTAATTTATTAGATAGTGAAGATGGCGGAAAAGCAATGTCTGAATTTTTAGGTGCTTTTGTCAATTCTTTAAGTAAAGATGTACCAAAACAAGAAAATGTTAAAAATACAAAAAAAGCAACTCCAAAAAAAAAATAGATTGGGGTGCTGATGTTATTTCTTTTGCTTTGATGGAACTTCAATGCTCAAGTCTTGATTATGTCTATTCAATGACTTGGGCGGAGTTTCAAATAAGAGCCTTTGCTTATAGAAGGATGCAAGAAATAGAAGATTTAAGAGCAAGAGAGATAGCTTGGAACTCTTTAATAGGTTCGCACTATAATTATAAAAAGCTACCTAAAACAAAAAACCATTTTTGGCAAATAGGAGAAAAGAAACAAATAGAAGTTAACGATTCGATGCAAGAAGCTATTAAGAAAGCACAAGAGCAATATTTTAAAGATAAAAAAGCATTAGAGGATGGCATTAGATAACACATTAAACATTGAAATATCTGCAAAAGTTGATGGTCTTAAGAAAGGATTAATAACAGCTGAAAAAGGTGTTAAAAGTTTTGGAAACCAAGCTAATCAAATGGCTTCTAAAACTAATAAAATGGCAAGTGCTGTTAAGGTAAATGCTATTCCTGCTACACAAGAGTTCTCGAGAGTTATACAAGATGCACCTTATGGTATTCAAGGGGTTGCGAATAATATTCAACAATTAACATCTCAATTTGGTTATTTAAGTGCTAAAACTGGAGGGGCAAAAGCGGCATTTAAAGCAATGGTTGGTAGTTTAGTAGGTCCTGCAGGTATTTTATTAGCTGTTTCTGTTGTTACTTCATTATTAGTTGCTTTTGGTGATGAAATAGGTAATATGATTAGGGGTTCTGAAAATGCAGCAGACAGAATAAAGAAATTAGATGAAGCTATTGGAGATTTAGATGTTACACTTACTAATCTAAAATTAAAGAAAAAAATAGCTGATATATTTGGGCAAGATACAACTGAATTAGATAGAAAGAAATTAAAAGGATTAAAAGATCAATTAGTTTTACAAAAGGAAAAATTAAAAGTAGCACTTGACAACTATAATATAGTAGAACAAGAAGCTACATCGTTAGGTTTATTTGATTTACCTTCAATATCAAAAGGAGAACAAAAAGAATTAAACGAATTAGCCAGAACTTATAATTCAATAAAAAATGAAGTAGATAAGGCAAAATTTGCTATAATAGAATTGGAAGAATCATTATCAACTGGTAAAGGTGCTGAGATTTCAAATGTAATAAATATTGATGAACTAAAAAATAACATAAAAGAAGCTAAAAGAGCAATAGTAGAGCCATTAACAGCTTTATATGTTGAAGATATACCTAAACTGCAAGAAACTTCTTATATGGGTATGGGCGTTGATTTTTGGAGTAGAGTTTTAAATTATGAGAATCTACAAATTGAAAAAGATAAAGTATTAAAAGCTTTAGAAGATTTTAATGAAAAATCAAGACAAATAATAGAAGGTGGATTACAAAATACTTTTGGAGGTATTGGTGAAGGTATTGGTGCTGCTTTAGTTAATGGCGGTAATGTTTTACAAGCCGCTGGTTCTGCTTTATTAAGTGGTTTAGGAGGTATTATGGTTGACTTAGGAAAACAAGCTATTGCAGCAGGTATAACAATTGAGGCTGTTAAAAAAGCGTTAACATCATTATCTGGAGTTGGAGCGATTGCAGCAGGTGTTGCATTAGTTGCTATTGGGAGTGCTTTTAAAGCTGGTGCTGGTAAATTAGGCAGCTCAATGGGTAGTAGTGGTGCTGGTGGATATTCTGGAGGTTCAAATAGTGCTAATTATGGAAGTTCAACAAGTTATAGCGGAGGAGGTTCAAGTGGTGGAACTTATGTATTTGAGATTGCAGGTACAAAATTAATAGGAGTGTTGAAAAATACTTTAGACAGAAATAAAAGTTTAGGAGGTTCAAATAATTTAGTATTCGGATAAATGGCTGTAAAATATTACATAAGATATTTTGATATTGTAGGTGTTGAGCATAGATTTAATATTTATGATGATACCTATGTAGATGAAGCGATACAAATAGAAGGAAAGGTTATATTAGATTATTCAGATACTGACGACACTTTGGAAGCTATAAGAGGGCAAGGTTTAAGTATTGAATTGGAAGCCGATGTAAATATAACATTTAGCGATTTATGGAGTGAACAAGAAAAGACTTATAGAGTAGATTATTATAGAGCTGATCAGATTATATTTAAAGGATGGTTAAATCCAGAAGGCTTTTTTGAAGATTACGTTGGTACAAATTGGAAAGTAACATTTTATTGTGTAGATGGTTTAGGTTTTTTAAGTGATTTATCTTTTGTAGAAGATGCGACAGGTTTTCCAATTACAGGAAGAAAAAAGTATATTGAAATATTAGGTTTAGCATTATTAAGAACAGGATTACAACAACCAATATACACTTCAATAGATATAAGATATACCGGGTTATCTGAAACTTTAGATGTGTTAGCAAACGTTTACGCTAATACTGAAAGATATATTAAAGATGATGGTGAAACTATAATGAGTTGTGAAGATGTTATAAGGGATATTTTAGAGCCTTTCGGAGCTGTTATAGTATCTTATGAGGGTTGGTGGCATATATACAAGCCTAATCAGTTGTATAACTCAAGTACAGTAACTTTTTTCGGTTACAATTATCAAGGTATACCATTAAACCCTGAATTTTACCCACCTACTAAAACAATAGATTTAAGTTTTACATTAGGTAGCGATTCTAACGGTTATTATCCACATCATTGTTCAGTAAATCAAAGTATAAGAAACGAATCAAGTATTGGAGCTTATCGTATAAATTATAAATACGGCCCTATACAATTATTCTTTAATAATACTACATTAATTTCTTATGATGGAGTTACTATTAATGATTTTAAAGTTATAAGCACAACTAATTTAGTAACGCCTTTTGCAATTGGAACGGGTGGAATTACTATAAATTGTGTTAGTTCATTTCCTGGTATAGAGCAAATAAGAAGTACTTATGGAATTTTACAAGGTGAAGATACCGCTGAAATAACTATTAATTTTAGTGATGAAACAAGAATACAAAGGCAATTTCAATATCAAATATTTATATCTAATCAAGAGCAAGGTATTCCTTTTATAGGAGGTATTATATATTATTTAAAAGATGATTTTACTTGGGGCACTTCTTCAAATGTTTTAAATACTGCTAAAGTTGACTATGGTTCAGGAGTTACTATAAAAACAACAACACCTCCAAAGCCAGATGCAATAAGTGGAGATGGTTATATTTATGTTAGTATATGGACACCTATAAGATCAAGTGGAGATATAATATTAAATGAAGTATCTATATTAAAAATAGGTAGTGATAATGTAATCGGTGAATTTCACACCCTGCAAAGACTAACTAAACCAAGTGCAAAAGTAAAAGATGTTGTTGAAGTTGCAACAGGGGATAATTTAGCTGATATTTATGAGGGAACTATTTATAAAAGCGATTCGGAAACACCAACAGAAACTTGGAATAGAAAAGGAATAGTTGAAGAAAAGCCATTGTTAAGAATAATGGGAGAAGAAACATTAAGACTAAATCAATTGCCTAGCAGGGTTTTTAGTGGTGATGTTTACGGTTATTTTAACTATTTTAGCATAGTAACTATAAATGGTTTAGATGGTGTATTTTTACCAATTAAATATAGTTATGATACAATGACAAATATCATATCAGCAACTTTTAAACAGATTTATGGTGATGAAATAGCTGAATTAGACTATTTAGGAGCGTATAAATTCACTTTAGATTATGGAAATACAGTTAAACCTACAATTATATAAATATGAGTGATTTTAAAAATGGGGTAACAAAATTAATTTTTATTTATGTAAATGGTGATTATGTGCCTATTGGATGCTTAACTTCTAATGATTTTAGTGAGCAATCGGATATGTTGGAAACTACTACAAGACAAAATATGAATGGTTGGAAAACATCAATCCCAACAATGCAAAGTTATACAATTTCATTTAGTGGTTTATTGACAGAAAACGATAGATCGGCAACTATATTAACTTATAGCGACTTACAACTATTGAAAAGAAATAAAACTAAAATAAGCTGGAGGTCAAATACTGTAAACCCTTTAAAAAATGATTACGGTTTTGGTTACATAACATCATTATCAAATTCAGCAGAAATAGATAGTATGATTAGTTTTACTGCTGAATTAACTGGATATGGACAACCATATGAAAGCATAGATATACAAGATCAATTAAATTATACTTTAAATGTGACCATTTAGCATTTATTTATTTTATATATTTACATAAAACATAGATTATGAAAGAAATATTTAAAATAATAGCTAATTATCCGAGTTATGAAATAAGTAATTTAGGAAATGTAAAGAGTTTAAATTATAGACAAACTAATAAAAGTAAAATATTAAAACCAGGTAAAAATGGACGTGGATATTTAACTGTTAATTTAACTAAAAATAAAAATAAGAAAAATTTTACTATTCATAAATTAATGGCAATAAACTTTCTAAATCATAAACCTTGCAAATATAAAGTTATAATAGATCATAAAGACCATAATCCATTAAATAATGAATTAAGTAATTTACAGTTGATATCAAATAGAGAAAATTGTTCTAAAGATAAAAGAAACAAATCATCTAAATATACGGGTGTTAGCTGGTCTAATAAATATCAAAAATGGGTTAGTCAATTTTGGTTTAATGGAAAATCGATGTATTTAGGAAGTTATAAAAAAGAATATGATGCTCATTTGGCATATCAAAAAATATTAACAGATTTAACAACAATATAATGGCTACAAGCAAAATAACATATCCAGATAAGGTTGGAGTAATTCCTAAAGACGTTCATATAAATCAAGTTTGGGATGACGATATGAACGAAATAAAAACAAAGCATAATTTTAATGCTAATTTAATTGATGTAAATACTACTGATATATTAACTAATACAGCGAATATAAGCACTAATGCAGCTGATATATCTACATTAGTGGCTGGTGAAACAGTACAAAACCAAGAGAAAGGATGGGCGCACTATGTTGATAGTATCGCAGGTAATCAAACAATAAGCACAACAAATGTATTATTAACAATTGATACTTTAGGTGCTGCAAATAGTACTATTTATTTACCAAAAGAAATAAGAGGTATTAGTGAATTATGGGATTCAACTTTAAATAGAATAACACCTATTAGTTTAGGAGATAGTTATGATTTAAGAATAGACTTTACTATTGCAAGTAAAGCGTCTGTGCCTACTGAATTGACTTTAACTTTAGATATTGGCGGTGCTGCAACTCCGACAGTTGTTATATTAACAAGATATATATCATTATCTAAAACACCACCATACACTATAAGCGTTGGGTTTCCTATATTTTGCTTAGAAACATTTATATTAAATGGAGGGCAAATATTCTTAAAAACAGATTCTGGAAGTATTAGTGTGTCTGCAAGAAATATAATGATAAAAAGAGATTATAAAGGAACGCTTTAAATATTAATTATGACTAAAATAACATACGATAACAAAATAGGCATTACCCCTAAAGATGTTCACATTAACCAAGTTTGGGATGATGATATGAACGAGATAAAAACAGTTGTTAATGAAATTGACGATCGTTTAATAGCTGTTGAAAATGGCAATGTAAACGTAGTTGATGTTTCTGCTGTTTGGGTTAGCGGTTTTACTTTTGATGTTACTGCTAATAATTATCCAATTTTAAATGATTATTATTATGCACCACCAACGACTAAAATATTAAGTTCTGCTGATGCTACTTTAGATAGGATTGATTTAATTTGTGCTAAAATACCATCTATTATTGGAGGTAATGGCACAATAGTAGTAATTGAGGGAACATTAGCTACAACTTCATTGGTTGTGCCCCCAGATTATGACGCTGCTCAATATTACGTAATTAAAGAAATAATTATTAGAGCCGCTGCAACTGTTCCAACAGATATAAACGGAACAATTTTTACAAAAGAATTTGTTTATATAAACGGAACTGGAGAACCAGATGAATGGACTTTTAGCTCTAATAGCGGAAATATAATAAATAGTGGAGGTTATATAAACGGAACAAATGTAGTGCAGGGAAATACAGCTACAATGACAAATGATGCGGCTGTAAGTGATTTGAACTATTTAAAAGGTTTTAATTTATCTTTTGATATTACATTAAAAGCAATATTTGGAACTTCTTATATTTATATTAGATTATTAGATGTTAATGGAATATCTATTACTAATAATTTACTTATAAATAATGGAGATTATGGATTTAATGCTTCGCTTTTAACAGTTCAAAGATTAGTTATAAATGGGAATGATTTTAATTTCATTTCTAACTCTGATGTTTACGCTGTACAAATTTTTCCTTATAAAACTTTTGCAGGTTATTTAATAGATAATATTAATTTCGGAATAGGCAGCGGATTAACTACTCAAACCATACAAGATGGATCTATAACAGTTTCTAAATTAGCTCCAGACGTTTTAGCCTTATTCCAAGACAAAATTAAAACACTAGCAACTAATGTAATAGATTGGGCTAACCCATACGGAACGCTTTTAAGAACTTTCACAGGCACACCCGCCGTTGTTTGGACTGAAATTAACCCACCCATAACAGGAACAAAAAAAACAATTACCATTTATAGAACAGGCGCAATTGCAAGTGAGGAATTTCCTTTAAGTTATAAAATTGCAGATGGTTCAGCAGTTTATGACGATACGAAAATTAATATGCTCGTTTTGGAATATGTAAATGGAGATGTGTTTGTTTCTAACGTTTTATACACTATATAATTATGAACGGACAAGCGAATTTTTTTAGAGGAGGAATAGCAGCAAATTTATTAGATAGCATTATTGCTTACTGGAAATTTGAGAATAACGTATTAGATAGTGTAGATGCAAATGATGGAGTTGCTTATGGCGTAACATACACAGATGGTTTAGTTGGTAGAAAAGCTGTTTTTAATGGTTCATCATCAAAAGTAGTCATAGAAGATAGTGTGTCTAATGCTAATTTTAGTTTTACGGATGGAGTTAATGATTTACCTTTTAGTTTTTCTTTTATCATAACTTGGTCAGATTTGAATGATGGATGGATAATAGATCGAAGAAATATTACATCTGGGAGGGAATATCAAGTTATTTACTACCAAGGTGGTTTAAGATTTCAGTTGTTTGGAACTAGTGGTAGCACACAAATAAACGCAATAATGCCTTTTTCACCTACAATTGGTCTTGAATATAAGATGGCTTTTACCTATGATGCTAGTAAATCTGAAAATGGTCTGAAACTTTATATAGATAAAATATTGCAAGCTACCACAAATACAATGGTAGGAGTATATAATGGAATGTTTTGGTACGGTAGACCATTTACTGTTGGTGGAGCAAGTTGGTCATCTACGGTATATTTTGGTGGAACAATAGACGAGTTAATTGTTTGGAGAAAAGGACTTACGCAGGAAAACGTAGATTTTATAGTTGATGAACAAAATTTAGGAAATCATTTAATATAAAACAATGAAAAAATTAAAAATAGAAAACGGAATTAGAAAAGTTGTAAATGTTCCAAAAGACAGATACAAAGGAGTGAAAAATATTAACAAAGGTTATGAAACAATGACCGAGTTACATTTGCAAGATGGTTTTTTAGAAATTATAAAACCTACTTTAACAGAGTTTCAAAGGTTAGATACTAATTTAAATAACGGTTTTATAGATGAAGAAAATGGAACATTTACGTATGGTGTAATTAAATTGCCAATACCAACAGATGAAGAACTTGAAATTGAACAGGAAAACGATGCTACAACTATACAAGAGCAAGTTTATGCTGGTCAACAATTTTATAACAAAATTAAAAGAAGATTATTACGTAAATTAGAAAAAGGAAATTTAACACAAAATCAATTCGATAAATTATACACACCTTTTAGACTTGCTTTAAATTGGTGCAATAGTGGTGATTTTGATTTAGCTTTAATTGAATTTAATAAAATTGAAGTGTTTAACAATAATAAGTTAGAAAAAATTAGATTAAAAGTATATGAAGAATTAATATCTTTATAATTATGATAATTAGATATTTATTATTAGGAATTGCGTTTGGATTAATGACTGTTTTAGGATGGTTTTTAGCTCCTTTTTTATATCCTTTTAGAAAATTAATAAGAGATAATAAGGAAAATTTCTTTTGGTACTTTTTAAACGATACAAAGATAGGATTAGATGCAGGAGATTTTGGAAGATTTAATCATAATATAATTGGTTTTTATTTACAGTGCGCAATTAGAAATCCACATTGGAATTTAAAATTAAAATTAGCTCCAAAAGTAGGATTAAAAGAAAATGTAAAAGGTGATTTAGAATGGAGGCGTTACAATTTAAAAGGTTATCAATATGCTACATATACAATTACAGGTATTAAATATTTTAGGTTTTCATATAGTGCTGGATGGTGGTATTGTCAGTTTGGATCAAGTGACAATAGATTCATTTATAAATTAAAAATTAACGTATAAACTGTACGGAAAAACCTTACTTTTTTTTAATAAAAATAGTTTAACTTTGAATAAATAAAAATATGAAGAACATTTTAAAGAGTTGGAAAACAACAACGATAGGAATTATTATAATTATAGGCTTGTGTATAACGGTCTATAAAGATGGAATGAATATTCAAGATGCAATTTTTGGTTTGATGGCTATTGGTTTCTTTTTATCAAAAGATGGAGATCAAACACATTCAGAAAATTTTACTACTGGAGATCATCCAGACCCAAAGAAAGAAGAGAAGTAGTGAAAAAAACAAATCTTAAATATTATATAGGTATTATTATTATTTTCTTAATTGATTCTTTGCCCAGAATTATTTTTAATAATAATGATAAATATGATATTTATCTGTTTTATGATCATAGTAGATATTTAACGAATATTTTATTTGATATTTCTGGTCTTTTGAAATTTTCAATTCTAACTTTTTGGTTAATAGATTTAAGAAAGAATATTTTCACACCATTATTTTTATTATCTATTTATGTGTGGATTTCTTATTTCTTATTTTACAATCAAATAGGAAGTATTATATCGATTCCTATGTATCTTTTAACGATATTAATTTATAACAAAAATAAAATGAAATGAATAAACAAGTAAATTTCGGGCATATCTTAGGCTTATTATCTGTAATTGTAATTCCTTTATTAATTTGGGGAATCAATGTTGAGCGTAGATTTGAACACGTTATTATAAATACTAAAGATATTAATACAGTTACAGGGATAATTTTAAGCAATCAAAAAAGAATCCAGGATAATCACGATGAAGTAATGACAGGGCTTCATATCATTGAATTGCAGGTAAAAGATAAAAAAGATAGAGATTGATGACAAATTCATTTAAAAAAGCATTTAAAGAACTTATAAGTATTGAGGGTGGATATGTAGATAATCAAAACGATAAAGGAGGTAAAACAAAATTCGGTATTTCACAAAAAGCATATCCACATCTCAATATTAAAAGTTTAACATTAAAAAATGCTGAAAATATTTATTATAATGATTATTGGTTTTCTATTAAATTAGATTATATAGATGATTATAATATACAATTAGAGTTATTTGATACTGCTGTAAATATGGGAGTTTATAAAGCGTCTACAATACTGCAAGAGGCTTTAAATCTATTAAATAGAAATGGTAAAAATTATAATGATTTAATAGTTGATGGTATTATTGGGGGTAAAACTATTTCGGCTTATAATTCAGTAAATAAAAATATACTTTTAAAAGTATTAAATGGATTACAATTTATGAATTACGTTAGGATTTGCGAAAATGATAAAAGTCAGGAAGTGTTTTTTAATGGATGGATGAAAAGAGTATAAAAAAAGAGCAGAGAAATTACAAAAACTCTGCTCTTAAAAATGATTACCTAACACCAAACTTACTATGAAAGTATAAATTTACAAAAATTTTATACATAAACAAATATTTTAATGAAAAATTATATTCCTTATATAGCAATCTGCATTTTATCAATACTTTTTTATAGGCAATGCACACTTCCTGGACCAGAACCAAAGATTTTAATTAAAGAAGTGATTGTAAAAGTACCAGAGATTATAAATACCTTTGATACAATTACTATTTTTAAGCGTTCTAATAGCGTTAAAATAGATAGTATATATAAGAATAGATACATAAGTACAAAAGACAGCCTACAACGTTTAAAATTGTATTTAGACGCTATTGCTGTAAAAGAATATAATCAGAATTTTAAAGATAGCACACAAAGTATAGATATCTGGACACAAACAAGAGGGGATTTAATAGCTCAAACGGTAAAATATAATATCTTTGAGCGCACTATTAAAACAAATGATACTATTATACTACCAAATAATAGAAGAACGTTAAATTTAGGGTTTGAAACTTCTACAAATTTAGATTTAAAAGCTTCTTTATTATATACGAATAGAAAAAAAACAATTTATTCTATTGGAATTAACCAAGAAAAGACCGTTTTCATTGGTATTGCCATACCTTTAATAAAATAATTTAAAAATATTTTGAAAATAAATACTAAATCATTTGTTTATATTGTTTAACTTGTTTACTTTTGAAGTATAAAACAAACATATTATGAAAAACTTACTTAATAAAATAGAAACTTTAAATATAGAAGAATTAAAAAAAATAGTTATAGCTCTAAAAAATGACACAACATCAGAAAGTATGTTGGTTTCAGATAAAGCAGAAAATTTATTAATTGATAAAATGGAATCTGGAGAGTTTGAAATATTTATAAATGAATTATGGTAAACTATAAAGAAATTATAAACACAAAGCCTCTTGGAAGTATAGAGAGGCTTAATTTAATAGCTACTTATGGTAAAAAAGAACAATCAGATGCGGCTATGAGATGTATTTTAAAACGTATTAAAAAAATTAACAAATAAACTATTATGAAAACTATTTATTTAAAACAAAAAAGAAGCGGAAATTTTGAATTAACAAACAAAAAAAATTCAACACATAAATTTAACACTAAGAAAAATGCTTTATCTTTTTGGAATGAAAATATGAAAGGATATTCAGCAAAGAAAATAATAAAAGCGACTTACAGAAAAAGTCAAACTTATTTTAGTACAGTAGAAGAATTATTAAATTTTATAAAATAAACGATTATGAAAACACTTTATGAACAATTAACAGACGAACAAAGAGAACAATTAGATTTCTACGGGACTAAATATCCTCAAATTACAGCGAGAATAACTGAAACACTAAAAGAAGAATACCACAGCACTAACATAATTTTATCTATTGCCTTAGATATACACAATTGTTTTTGTAAAGGATCTTTTGACTTTTGCGAATTTACAGAAATCTTTGAAAACTAAATATATTATGAAAGCAGAAATTTTAGAAGCAATCGGAAAAATAGAAATATATCATTCAGAATTTGACCATCATTTTGAATGCAGTAAAAGAACTTATGCAACTTGCATTAAAAATATTGAAAGTGAAAATTACAATATTGAGTTAGAACTTGAAGAGGAGGTAAACTGGACTGATACAGATTATTATGAACGTATTTGTGTTTTGGTTACCGGTATAATTATCACAGATGAAAACAGTAAAGAGATTGATTGTGATATTAAAGATTTTGAAATTAAAAAAGTTTTAAATTATTAAATTATGAAAACAGAAACTATTTTTAAATATGGGTTTTTAACATTTATAATTGTTATAACTGCAATGATGTTAATTGAAGCTATTATAACTAATAATGAATTTTTATTTATACCTTAAATTATGAGCGAAAAAATATTTAAAATAATAGATAAAATAACTTATTGGATTCCTATAATCTTATTTTATGCTTTATTAATATTTTTCTTAATTAAGATTTTTATTCATTTACTTAACTTAATATACTTATATGGAACAAATATTTAAACTTCACGATCAATTAAGCTACGGAAAAAAGAAACTGATATATATCATAATTGCAAAGCAATGTAATAGACAACCTAACAGCGTTAGAAATTGGTTTTGTAGTTGGCACAAAGTACCATCTAAATTTGAATTAATAACCTTAAACATATTAGAAAATGAGCATAAAAGAACAGATGAATGAAATTAAAAAGAACGTTTCAAATGATATGCCTCCAGAGGTATTATTTGAAATGAACCGAAAATATAGAGAACTTGAAAATATTTTAGAATATAAAATAGATAAGGTTTTTTTATTCAATTAAAAGTATTATATTTGAAAAACTAAAAATTACATATTATGAAAATTTACACTAAATTATTAACTATTCAGAAAGCGGTTAAAGGACTTTCTAAGGATAAAAAAAGCCATAATTACGATTATGTAACTGGGAATAAATTACTGTCATTTATTAAACCTTTAATGGATGAACAACAATTAATTTTAAAACAAGAAGTACTTAGTATTGATAACGAAAGACAAGACTATAAGACTAAGTATGGAGATAAAAGCGAAATTTTAACAAAAGTTATCATGCGTTTTACTTGGATTGATTGCGAAACAGGAGAAACAGACGAAAATTTATTTGGAGCTAACGGTCAGAATGATTGGGAAAAAGGATTGGGAAGTGCTTTGACTTATGCAGAGCGTTATTTTCTATTAAAGTTTTTTCATATTGCAACGGATGAAGACGATATTGATAACCCAAATCGTAAAACATCAGCACCAATAAAAGAAACTCCTAAAACCGTTAATAAACCAGTGCCAACACCTAAAAGATTAACACCTAAACAACTTGAATTAATACCTACATCTACTGAGTTAGAAAGTTTAGAAACTGTTTTAAAAACGTACACTTTACAACCTAACGAAAAAGCAATAGTAGAAAATAGAATTGCAGAATTAAAAAAATGAAAAATAAATTTACTAATTAAAACATTTGACTTATATGGGAGCATCTAAAGAATTATTTACAGGAATGAGAGAAAAATCATTATATGATATTAATGAGCAGCAGCAAGAATTATTATTACAAATTGAATTAATGGACGGGGAAATTACCCCAGAGATTGATGAGCTATTACAAATTACAGAAAGCCAACTACAACAAAAAAGTATAGCTTATTTAGAGGTTATTAGAAAAAAAGAAGCCTTTAATACATTAGTTGACAACGAGATCAAAAGACTGCAACAAATAAAAAAATCTAATAACAATGTTATAGAACGTTTAAATTCTAATTTATTATTAGCGGTTAAAACATTTGGAGTTTATGAAATTGGTTTACAAAAATTTGGCACAAGAAAAAGTAGTCAAGTTATAGTTGAAGATGTTAATAGTTTACCAGAAAAATATAAAGTAATTAAAGTTACTGAATCAGCCGACAAATCGGCACTTAAAAAAGCACTTTCAACAGGTGAAGAAATTAAAGGAGTTTATATTCAAGAAAATTTAAATCTTAAAATAAACTAATGGTAACTCATTTAACTAATGTTACAAAAATAATTGACGATTATAGCAAACTTACTATAAATTCAGGAAATGAATTAAGTATTTTGCTAAAGAACTTAACTTGTGAACTTTTTTATTTAGAAAAATTTAGAAGTGAATATCAAGAAAAACACAATTCTATAATGCACAACGAAAAAGGAGCAGTATCAAAAGCGCTCATTTTAGCTAATGAAGAAGTTCCAGAGTTATATATGCTTAGAAGAGTTATGAACGCAGCTTATAGAGTTGTAGATGCTTTAAGAAGTAATATAAGTTTTATAAAAAAAGAAAATTAATAAATAAACTACTATGTTAATAAACGATCATTTTCAAAATTACAAAAGATACAATATAAGAAAAGCACAATTAGTTATAGCAGATATTCCATACAATATAGGGATTAATGCTTACGGCTCAAATCCAAGTTGGTATAAAGGAGGAGATAACAAGAACGGAGAAAGTGAACTTGCTGGAACTGAATTTTTCGATACTGATAAAGATTTTAGAATTACGGAGTTTTTACATTTCTGTTCTAAATTATTAAAACCAGAGCCAAAAGAAAAGGGAAAAGCACCATGCATGATAGTTTTTTGTGCTTTTGAGCAGCAATTTGAACTAATCGAAAAAGCTAAAAAATACGGTTTAAATAATTATATAAATTTAGTATTTCGTAAAAACTTTTCTGCTCAAGTATTAAAAGCAAATATGCGAGTTGTTGGAAATGCTGAGTATGGATTGATATTTTATAGGGATAAATTGCCAAAGTTCAATAATAATGGTAAAATGGTTATGAATATTTTAGATTGGCAAAGAGATACTGAAACAGAAAAAATACATCCAACTCAAAAACCTATAAAACTTTTAGAAAGATTAATTTCTATTTTTACAGATGAAGGCGATGTTGTTATTGATCCTTGTGCTGGTAGTGGTTCAACTTTAATAGCTGCTGATAATTTAAATAGAAAAAATTATGGATTTGAAATTAAAAAAGATTTCTTCAAAGATGCAACAAGATTAATAAGTAAAAATAAAATTAAAAAAGAAGAAATTAGATCAGTTGGATATTCAAAAACGGAGTTAGAAAAAATTAATCCTATATTATTTTAACTAATGAAAAAATTTATACCATTTTACGATTTATGTTTGAATCCTATAACTATGTGGAAAGATAGCAGAAGAGATTTAACAAGGGAACAGTTAAGAGCTAATAGAGAACAACGAATAATAAGAGAAAATGCAAAAAAGA